ACCTAAAACATAAAGTACCAATAGAACATAAAATAATACGGTAGTATGTATAACGTAGTAGCAATAGACCGATGTTTTTTTTACCTAGCGACTACTACAGGATAGTTTAAATTATTATATCACCTATGTAACAGGGTAGTCAATTGAAAATTATATCCTGTCTAAAACAGGGTAGTGGTTTTTTTTAAAGATATATTGGCTGTAACAGGGTAGTGTATACCACATAAAAGAAAAATCAACCTCGATAAAAAACAACCCCCTCCCCTAAAATGGAAAGCTGAAAACAATTTGGATAAACGATAACGAAGTAAAGCGGTAAGAACGGTAAAGCGATTGTTTAACGAAGGCAAAAGGGTAGCTGATAGTATGAGGCTAATTAGAATACATACGTTGTTATGGTCAATATTCTGCGGATAGACGTTTTGAAATGGGTAATGCTTGGCGTATACGGAAATTGTTTGGCAGTTGTGTAGGAATATGAGAAGGAAAATGATATTTGCACACCGTATAAACAAATGATAATCAAGTAATTAGCTGTTTTAGCTCTTATTTAGAATTATTCTAAATAACTAAATAAAGTAAAGCTATTGATTTTACTGCAAAGTTTTATAAAAATGCTATTTATTCATCGGTAAGACAAGCGTCTTTATTGAATAGTTGCCTTTTTCGACTTTACAATAGTTTTTATTCTTACCAAAGTATAGGCAAAAGGACAAAAAGCGAAGCAACTAAAAAAGGGCTTAACAGCAGGAAAGAACTAAAAAGGCTCTTATTTAGAATCGTTCTAAATAAAAAGTACCATTTAAATCGCTTATAACGCATTATCTCTTGTTAGGTGTATACAATATACCTTTTGCTTTTAGCCTTCGTTAAATCGAAGATTGTTGTAGCTGCTAGGCTTACAGAGATGGTACAACAAGGCTGCTAATAGTTTAGCTTTTGCAAATTACTAACCTTTTTTTGTTTGTTTATAGCTAAACAATGAAAATATTTACACCTTTTCTTGTTTTTTTGATTAAAAAGCGCTTTATTTGCACAGAATAAAGGTGTCACCACCTTAAAACACCTATTAAATTGCCCTTTTATCCTCGTAAGACCACCAACCAGCTAGACTATGAAAATGCTTACTATAAAGTAAGCCTACAAAGGAGCTTGGATGTATTACAGCTATTCTTTACAAATAATAAATATCTATTAAAAAAGAGAGGCATAACTCTATACAGACAATTAAGAGACTTAGAGGAAGCTGGTGTAAGTGTAGATTATTCTAATATAGCAAAATACACTAAGAGAAAAAATAATGTATGTAGCTTAACATATCTATCTTTCTTCTGTGAGTATTGGGATAAGACACTATCGGAAATGATCTCTTGTAATATGGAGCAGAGGGATAAGGAGTTAAAGGAGTATAAAGATAGGGGGTTTTAGTTTTTTTCTTTTTTTTACGTTCTTTGGTGTGTGGTATGCAGTACGTTTTTGGGTTAGGTGTTAAAAAAGCTATTTTCTATTTAACAGTTGATTATGAGTTAATTTAAGCACTTCTAACATTATGTTAAATAGAAACTGGCTTAATTAGAAGCGTTTTAACGAACTATCTCTTATACGTTGGCACTCTGATACCTTTAAAAAAAGGTCTTATACTTTTATTTTGCTATTGTGTCAGTTGTTGCAGTGTCTGTGTGTAATGTTGTTATAACTTCCACGCTTATTGTGTCGGCTGTTTGTTCTTCTGATAACTTATGAGTAAACATAGGTGCGAATATAGTTCCCAATATTGCCAAACTAATTAATATGATTATAAACAATACTTGTTTTTTGTTTTTCATTGCAGTTTTTTATTTTTTTAGTTGTTTTTATCTCTTATGTAATTTTTCATCAAATTCATATAACTAAGCCACTGAAAGAACGCATTTACTTGCCCGGTTTGACTTGCTTTTTTTGTTTTTCTTTTACGTGCCACGATACTATTATTTTAATACAAATGTACTATTTTTTTTAATATTACAAATTATTTTGCATTGTTTTTATAAAAGAAATTAACATATACTTTTCAACATTGGCGCACCATTTAGCACTATTTTACGGCAAATTGTTGATAACCTTGAAATATTTATTTTTATCGTGAATTGAAAAATGTTGAAAACCTCCGAAACATCAATAAAATCAATACTTTGCAAGGTAGCAATAAAACTAACAAGTGCCTGAACATATAATAAAATCAATAGTTCCAATATTTGCAGTATAAATATATATATATTATCTTTGTCGTGTAATTAATTAACTAACCATTTAAAACTTGACAAAATGAAAACTTTAAAAACAAATAGAAAAGAAATTTACAAACAAGCGCACGCCTATATTCTTGACTCTATAGACGGAGAAGGGTATAATGTAGAACTAAACAACGACACGGATAAATTGCAATTTGTTGTTGATACATTTAACAAAGAGTGTTCTTATTCAATTAAAAGAGTAGGACCACAAACAGCCTTTGAAAATTGGTTAATGGGGTTGCCGTCTGCTATTAATATCGAATTTAAAAACTATCGTATATTGGAAATAGCTAAAGAATGGGGAAGCCTTGATTTAGACGCAACCGAAAAAGAAGAGTATAATATTATAAATAACTGGTTTTCATTTATTTATATGCGCTTTCGCGGCCTTTGTCGTATTCATGGCATAAGCATTTAAAGCTCTGTTTAGAGTTCTGTCAAGTCTATATACAGACGTAGTAAGCCCCGACGTTACAGGGGCTTTTATAAAAACACTTGAAAATCAACACTTTAAAACAAATTAATAATCTAAAACATAAAAAAATGGAAAATTCAAATCAAACATTTGACATCTTTTTTAACGATGAAAACAATAGCAGCAATAAAGGTTTTGCAATTTCTTTAGATGAAGCAAAAAAATACATTAAAATGTATAACGGCACTAAAGAAAGCTACTTTGAAGATTATAAAGGTGGTGTAGCTTCAATCGTTTGCAATGAAACAGAAAAAACAGTTTTTGAAATAGAAATATTTTAAAATTCGTAAAATACTTAACTTAAAAACTTAACAACATGACACAACAGGAATTTTTAAACAGATGTAAAGAGCTAGGAATATATAAAAGCTCCAATATACACCACGATTTTCTACCTACTTGCAGCAATGCAAACGATGAAATAATAGAAACAGAAAAATATTTTTATAAGAACGTTCAAATGTTTGGCCCGAAAGTATTAAAAATATTTAAAAAGTCATTAAGGGTAACAGTAAGCAAATTAAAACCTACAAAGCAAGATGTATATATTGACTATATAGACAACTTTATAACAGTTAAAAGATTTTCCGAATATTACAGTATAAGTGTAAAGGATGCAGAAAAATTAATAAACGAACAAATGAACATATTAAATAATAAAACTAAATAAACATAAAAAAATACATATTAACACTCGATAGCGATAGCGGTAAACACAAAATAGCGGATAGCGAAGAAATGGCAATAAATTTAGTAATGAAGGCAGAAGGGTACCCACGTTGCGCAATTGTAAAAATTAAATAACTAATAACATGAACAACAACCAAACTTATATACTTATGTACTATTATATGGGAAAAGGTGAACAGATTTTAAAAGGATCGGCAAGCCTATTGCAACACAAAAAATCGCAACTACAAAAAGAAAGCCAATTTAAAAAAGGCTTGTTAACAATAATTTCAGAAAATGGGTTAAAATACAACTATCAACATATAAAACCATGAAAACAGAAAACACATTAAAAAACCTAAACATTTCCATACACGAACTATATAACGGAAAAAAGCAAATAAATATTAAATTAAGCGATAAACCCTATATGTTCCATGTCGTTTTGAATACAGGAAACGATCCCGATTGTAAAATAAGTTATTTTGGGGCTAATTTATGGGCAAGGACTGAAAAAGGCGTTAATCGGGAAAAATACAAAACTATTGGAATACTGCAAAGGGAATTGATTAAACTAATTAAAAGGAAGATAGACACAAAAGGCCTTATAAAATTTTCATTATCAAACCAAGTTTACACATTTTAAACCAAAAAAAATGAAAAACATTAAAAAAAGCGATATGTTGGCAGAAATTCAACTAACGTATAAAAATAAAATCAACAAAAAGGATAGAATAAAAATAAAAAGCGAAAAAGACGCTATTCAAGTTCTTAGAAACATATACGACAAAAATACAATTGACTATATAGAAACCGCAACCGTTTTGCTTTTGAACAATGCAAATGAAGTACTAGGCTGGTGCCAAATATCTACAGGAGGGACAAATGCAACAATAGTAGACAGTAAAGTAATTTTTCAGTTATGCCTAAACTCTAATGCTGCTAGTTTTATTTTATGCCATAACCACCCAAGCGGAAACATCAACCCAAGTGAAAACGATATAGATATTACAAAAAAGCTAAAGAGTGGGGCGAAAATTTTAGATATTGCTTTCCACGATCATATAATAATAAGTTCTAGTTCTCATAATAGCCTTTCTAAAATGGGATATTTAATTTAATAAAAAAAAATAAATAAAAACAAGTAAAATGAAAACAAAAACAAATACAATAATTATCGCAACGGCTTTAATATACCTTACAAGCTGTAAAAAAGAAGAAAAGGCTACTATAACAGTAACAGCCACCACAAACACCGTTACGATAACTCCAAAAGAGCTTAATGGCTTATGGGTACCATATCCTGCTTGGCCAACAACTACTAATATATCAAAAAACGATATATGTGAATTTAGCGGAGATGAAAATTCTAAATTTATACAAAACGCATGGTTTACCTGCTTGAAAATTGGAACAGGACAACAAACTACATTAACCCCTGCAAAAGTTAGTGTAATATTTTCAAAGGCCGATTCCTCGTTTTATTTCCCTAAGTCAAACTACTACACTCCTATAAATAACGAAAAAAGCTGGATATATAAGGCAAAATTCACAACAGACACATTATTTATAGAATGGGCCTATTCTGCTTCATTAAATACAGGAGCAACAAAATACATGAAAACTAAATACGTAAGAAAATAACGGTTGGGTATTTGCGTATAGTTAGCAGAGAACTCAAATTGAAACGATAAACAAAAAATAATTAAAACAAAAAAGCGATGGCAATTACAACAAGTTTTACCGGAATACAAAAAAAGTTTAATCCACAATACTGGAAATCTATTGATGATTTTGAGGAATACTATTTAAGGCGGATACAGGAAACAATGGCTGACAGAAACTATTACACCGATAGAAACGGAGTGGAAAGGCAAATTGACTTTATTAACCACTTTCCCGAACTAAAGGAATATGAAGTTTGGAGCGAAGGATTTGCGGCGACAGGACAAAGTTTAGATGCAATATTGATAGGAAAAGCATTTGCACGAAACTTTACCCAAGCGTGTGATATTGTTATGTGCCAAAATCATTTAAAGTGGATTGAGAAAGTAAATTCACCTGATTACAAAGAGTATTGCCCACCTTCAAAATGGAGTTACGACCCAAATAGATTATCAGATTGGGGATGCAGATTGTATTGGAGTGAAGGACTTGCTCGTAAATCATTTGGTTAAAAGAGCGTGGGCTTTTGTTTTAATTATTTTTTGAAACGAAAACTCAATTTAAAAACGGATGGCAGCAATTACTTATAACGGCTACTTGCTTTGTGTCAGGTTTTTTAACGACTAAATAACGAAAATGGAAATAGCAATAAAAATATTAGAGCGCGCAATAGCCCAAAGAGAACTTGGTAACAAGACAGTGCCGAACCATCTAAGATTGAAGCAATCATTACAGGAAATCGAATCATTAACAAAAGCAGTAAGCGAGTTAAAAAACTTGCACAAAGCAAATGTTATAAAATCGGTTTGCACTTGCATGGCGTTTCATAAAAGTGATGAATGTTATAAATTAGGATGTAAAGCTCATAGAAGTGATGAAGTGCAAACTGTTTTATAACGTTCCGATTATTGCCGCAGTGGCGGATTTAAAAGCACAAATTTTCAATTTAAAAACAAATGTATATGAATAGCACAAATGACCAATTAAGCACTAAGCCCGCCATTGTCGGCAATAATATGTTAGCGGCTGCCCTTACTTCTCCTGCATTAGAATGGCAGTCAGATAGAGGTGGGCGAATGAATTACCCTGCAAACTTTCGGGGGAGAGTTCCGCTAAAGGTGAAAGTGGCAAAAAATGTAACGCCCGACCTTCCATTTTTGAAAAAGGAATTAGGCATAAAGGACGATACAATTTGCTTAAAAGACAATGAGTATTATGTATGGGTAAATTCATATGGTGCAGTTTCTGCCATTCTTCCAAATGGTGAAAGGCTTGGATTACTTCCGTCAGAATTTGATGTTACCGAGTGGCATTCTTATGGTTGCCGCTAACGGTTTGCAGATTGGCGTTGTTGCCTCACAAATGTTTAATTGAAACACTAAATTTAAAATTATGCAAAAAGTTGAATTGGAAAACATAAGCAATAACGCCAATGTGCTGTTATGTGCAGTGCCATTGCCTTGCCCATTTTGCGGAGCGGAGGCTAATAAGGATAAGGTTTGGATGGATGCAGTATTTTATATTCAATGCTCAAATACTGATTGCGTGGCACAACCTTCAATTAGCGTAAAAGCTAAATGCGTAGAGAATAAAGGTGATACGATTACATACAGCCCATTATGGGAAGATGCAGAAGCGGAGGCAATAGCTAAATGGAACACGAGGCATTGCACATAACTACCGAATTAGCGTAGTTCGATTGATAATCAATAAGTTAACGCATCTTTGTATATTAAAAAGTAATAAAATACAATAGCAATAAATAACAAAAAAACTATGAAAAAAGACATTTTTAATAAAATAAATGTAAGCTACATGGCTATACCAGACTTAAATAGAACTAAAATACCAACCTTTTCTATAATTTCAGAACAGGTATGCAAGTATTTTGGTGTTCCATTTAACGAAGTTACTGGAAAGTCGAGAAAACGAAAAATAGCAATATCGAGGCAGCTAATTTGTTACATACTTATGAAGCAAAAAAGATACTCACTAAACTATGTAGGAAAATATGTAAATAGAGATCACGCAACTGTAATACACTCGGTTAAGACAATACAAAATTTAATTGACACAGACAAGAATTTTGCCTTAGACGTTGGAAAAGTTGAAGATTCTATAATAATACAGAATGACAAAAAATTAATGGAACAAATGTAAATAAACAAAATTATGACTTTAGAAGAATTACAACAAAACGAATGGTACAAACAAAGACCAAGAGTAATTAGACAAGCGATTGACAAACTACCTCCAATACAACTTTACAAATTCAAAGAAAGTGGAAAGCAATGCCAAATAATATCTTTTGAAGAACCAGAAAGCGGTAAACTAGAAGATGTTACTTGCACAGTTCAAAAAACTGGATTAGGTGGAGTAGTATCTGAAATAGGATTTGGAGCATTAGACAGCAACAGAGTGTTTGGTGTAAAGTTGGATGATTTAGAGGTTTTTAATGATTAATAATTTACAATAAACAATATAAAACTATGAACTACGAAAAACTAACAGGGAATACCATCGAAAAAGCCTTTAAAAAATACCATAAAAATAATCCTGTAATATATCTGTACTATAAAAAATATGCGTTAAGCTGGATTATAACAGGAGCTAAAAAAATAAGTTCAAAACAGATTATAGGCAGAATTAGGTGGGAAATCGAAGTTGAAGTGCATTCCGTCGATAATTTTAAGATAAACGATGCTTTTACAGCTCATTATGCTAGGCTATTCACAAAAGAGTATCCGCAATATTCCAATATTTTTGAATTTAGAAAGTTAAGAAGTTAAATAATAAATAAATTATAAAAACCAAAAAACCATGAACGCAAAAAGAAAAAGAACCATTCAAAAATACACTCATTTCTTAAATGAAATAGCCAATAAGGAGAATTTTTACCTATATGACGAGATAAAAGCGTATAAAATAAGCAAATCGGCTGGAGTTATATTACCTACTCTTGGATATATAGAACATACTGAATCAGGAAGATATGTATCTAAATATGCGAAATTTGAACCAATTCATGGAAGAAAAATGGCGGAAGCAATAGCGCAATATGCTGCAACATCCAAATATAAACTATCAGGACAGGAAGAAAAACAGCCTATTATAACCAAACAACCAAAGCAAAAAACTAAAGTTTCTATATTTTGGGGACTAATAAAATTTGAATATTAAAAAAATAATGTTATCTTTGTGTCGTTCGTTCACTATGAAAAATATAATAAGTCCTATCATTTACATTGCCAAATGCTATTTTCTTAGCGAGTGGACGAACCTTTGTACTTGATAGGCATTTTTTTATGAAATCAAAAGACTTTTACTGGTTTAAACACGATTCGGGTTTTGGCCGCTCTATAGAAATGAGAAAAATAGCACATATTTACGGACATTGGGGTAAGGGGATTTATTGGGATGTAATAGAAATATTAAGAGACCAGTCAAATTACGTATTCAATTCCGACGATTCAAGCCTGCAATTATTATGTGATTTAATAGGGTGTAAAGATGAGGCTAAATTCATTTCATGGTTCAATGATTGCATAAAAATAGGACTATTTTCTACAAAAGAAAGCTGTTTTTACAGTGAAATACTATGCGAAAATATGGGTGTTTGGGAAACAAAGAAAGTCAATGGTAGCAACGGAGGCAGGTCAAATACTAAGCGAATCGAAAGCGAATTGAGTAGCGAAACTAAAGCGAAAGTTGTAGCGAAATCTAAGCGAATCGAAAGCGAAAGTAGTAGCATAAGAGAAGAGAAGAGAAGAAGAGAAGAGAAGAGAGAAGAAAAGAAAGAATTTGTAATTCCTGCATTGGAGGATTTTACAAAATACGCAGAAGAGAGGGGATTCAAAAAAGAGGTTGCAGAAACAGCATGGCACCATTACAACAATTTAGGGTGGAAAGATTCCAAAGGCACCCAAATTTCTGTCTGGAAAAATAAATTGAATGCAGTTTGGTTTAAAGAAGAAAATAAAATAAAACAAACAGAAGCTAGATACCGAGTTGAATTAATTAATCACATGGGTAATGCAGGAACTCAAATTGTATACCAAAAAGACCTAGAAACATTTAAAAGCCAATACCCAAAAGGTACCACAAAAATATATTCAATTACAGAATTATGAAGATTTTTTGCAAAGAAACTAGAATAGAGTATGAAATTACGGTAAAAGGTAGTCCAGTTGAAGAAACAATGGTATGCCCATGCTGTTCAGCAGAAAGAAAAAAAAACACAATAAAATGCTTTTCTTGGAATAATCAAAAGAAATTAGGAAGATGCAACCATTGTGGCAACAGTTTTTATGAAAAATCAGACTTTAAGCAGGAAATAAAATACGAAAAACCAATATGGAAAAATGAAACGATAATTTCAGATAAAATAATTAAGTGGTTTGAAGAAAGGAAAATAAGTCAAAAAACGCTCTCTAACAAACTTATTTCAGAAGGCAAGGAGTATATGCCACACGCCTCAAAAGAAATGAATACAATTCAATATAATTACTTTAGAGAGGATGAATTGGTTAATATTAAATATCGTTCTGCGGACAAAGGGTTTAAATTAGCAAAAGGGGCAGAATTAATATTCTACAACTTAAATGCTACTAAAGGAGAAAAAGAGATATTTATTACAGAGGGAGAAAATGATACATTAGCTTTAATTGAAGCAGGATACAAAAATTCAATTTCTGTTCCAAACGGAGCAAATACAAAAACAAACAATTTGCAATATGTTGATAACTGTATAGACGAATTAATGGGGTTAAAAATACACATAGCTGTAGATAACGATATTGCAGGAAGAAAATTAAGAGAAGATTTAGCAAATAGATTTGGAAAAGAAAATTGCGATTACATAGAATTTAAAGACTGTAAAGATGCAAACGACTGTTTAATTAAGTACGGAATACAGGGAATAATAGAATCCTGCTCTAACCCTAAACAATTTCCATTAGAAGGAGTTTTTACAATTAGCGATATTTCTGATGAAATTGATGATATGTACGTTAACGGCCTTGATAAGGGAATTTCTTTAAATATAGAAGGATTTGACTTAAATATTGTAAAAGGATATATAACAACAATTACTGGAATACCCGGACATGGAAAATCAGATTGGCTAGATAATATGTGTTTAAATGCAAAAATTCATAATAAATGGAGTGGAGCATTTTATTCTCCAGAAAACAAACCCACTCAATTGCATTTTAGTAAAATGGCTAGGAAATTAATTGGTAAGCATTGGGATGGTGTAGGGAAAATGAGCGAACAAGAAAAAGAATTGGCTAAGAAATACCTCGACAAGTCTTTTTGGTTTTTAAAGCCAGAAAAAGATTTTACATTAACTTCTATACTTTCTCAAGTAAGAAATATACAATTAAGACATGGACTAGACTTTTTTGTTATTGACGCATGGAATAAACTTGAACATAAATACAAAGATTCACAAACAGATTATATAGGAAGAGCACTAGATGAACTTGCTATGTTTTGCGAATTAAGTAATTTGCATTGCTTTTTAGTAGCGCATCCTACTAAAATGCCTAAAAAAGAAAATGGTAGCTATGAAGTTCCGACACTTTACAATATAGCAGGATCATCTAATTTTTACAATAAAACAGATAATGGCATTTGCATTCATAGAGATTTTATAAATAAAATTACAACAGTTTATATTCAAAAAGTAAAATTCGATCATTGGGGTACAGAATCTAGTGCAGAATACTATTACGACTATAATAGTAAAAGATATTTTAAAGATGGAAAGATTGATTATACCAATTGGATTACAAAAGAAGAAAGACAAGTTGAATTTAGCTACAAACCGATGACAGAAAACACAGATTTTCTAAATGTAAATAACAGAATACAGTCGGAACATAACAATGAAATAGAAGATATTCCATTTTAATCTATGAATAAAAATAGTTACATACAAATAAAAGAAGGTACTGAATTGTTAATTGAAAATAATATATATATTTGTAAAGGATTTTGGTGTTTAGGTAATGAAATAACATCATACATATTCTGCTCTCCCAAAGGAACTATTTTTACAAGAGAATATGAATACATACAAGAACTACTAAATAATAAAACTATAATTAAATTATGAGCAAACTAATCGCCAGTACAAATCAATGCGTAGAAAATCTTTTACAGATAAAAACTGCTATTGAACAAAGCAAGCAGAATGGAATGGATGACCCTAACTCTATTTGGGATGGACTAAGAGATTATTCATCTTTACTAGGTATGGCATCTCAAACCTGCGCTTCTTTAGAGTATCACGTAAGCAGAAAGCGAATAGAGATGATAAATAAGGTTAAGAACGAAAAAATACCAGCATCTATAATGAAAGACTTAATTGATGCAGAATGCAAGGATTTAATATCTATACATAATATGGCCGTATCATTCCACAGAGATTTAGAAAAGATATGTGATTCATACAGGAGTATGCTGTCATTTTTAAAACAAGATATGGTTAAAAGTTCATTTACTCATTCATAAAAATTATGGCAAATTTTACACTACAACAATTCGAGGAAATGCAAAGAAGAATTGCAATAAAAAACATTAAAACTGCTCCAATAATTAAAACTAAAAAAAAGCTAGGCAGACCAGACCTAGAAAAAGAACAAGAGAGATTATACAATGAAAAAAAAATAATAGAATCCTATAGGGAATTAAAAAACATTTGGAAGGTTGGAGAAGTATTTGGAATGAAAGGACAAAAAATACATTATATTTTAAAAAAACACAATATAGATACATCACAAAGAGGAGCATGGACCGATGATGAAACTAAATTACTTATAGAATTATACGCCAATGAATTCCTTTGCGGAGATAATTCACTAGAATCATTTTGTAAAAAAATAAATAAATTAAAATCAAATGTCTGTAGAAAAGCAAAGAATTTAGGACTTGATACATCAAGAAAAAGAAAATTTAGTGAAGATAAAAGCAAGAGAATATCACAGAGAGCTATTGAAAGAATAAAAACAAAGGGGCACCCCAAAGGAATGTTGGGTAAAAATCACACACAAGAAACGAAAGATAATCAATCTGTTATATCAATTAATAGATGGTTAAATTTATCCGAAGAAGAAAAAAGCAATCAAATTTTAAAAAGCCAAAAAACAAAATCGCTTAATGGCAATTTAGTCAATCCAAGAATAAAAACTACATGGAAACAAGGATGGAGAAATATCGGTGGATATGAAAAATACTATAGAAGTAGGTGGGAAGCTAATTATGCCAGATATTTACAGTTTTTAAAAGAAAATAATCAAATAAAAGATTGGAAACACGAACCAACTACTTTTTGGTTTGAAGATGTATTAAGAGGATGCCGATCATATTTGCCAGATTTTTTAGTTACCCTAAACAATGACTTAACGGAATACCATGAAGTAAAAGGGTGGATGGACGATAGAAGTAAAACTAAATTAAAAAGAATGGCAAAATATCATCCAAATATAAAAATAATTCTCATTGAAGCTAAATGGTTTAAAGAAAATAATAAAAAATTCAAAACTATTATAAGTAATTGGGAATAGCAAAAAAGGGAAATGAATTTATCGTATTTAAAATAGAAAATCTATGATTAAATCTAAAAATAAGACTTGCATAGAATGCGGAAAAACCGACCAACCGCACTTCTCTAAAAAGAGATGCAGGAGTTGTGCATCCAAAAGTTATGGAGTAATAAACAAGGTTTCAAAAAAACAAACTGCCAAGATAAAACAAAAAAAGGAAATAACCAAGATAGACCACTCTTTTTATCTTAACTTCTATGAAAATCACCCTACTAAAAAGTGCTTTGAGTGCGATACATTTATTGATGAACCAGCAACACAAAACTTCCATCATTTGCTACTAAAAAGCGCACAGCACAGATATTCTGTAGATATACGACACAACAAAATTAATATAGTATTAGTTTGCGATACTTGCCACAATCAAACACATAGTAACGCAGATAAAACACCTAGAATAAAAAGTATAACAGAGGTTATTAAAAAGCATTTTGAACAATACAAAGTTGGATAAATGTTGATATTTATTTTTACATAATTCAAATATATCTATTATCTTTGCGACATTAATATAAAATACTACTACATGAAAAATAAATCATCAAAGAAAGACGAACCATTCTACCTTCTTAAATTTAGAAGCTACACACAGCGTTCAGAAACAAAAAAACTAGCCTATAATATGGGTACAGACATGAAAAATCTTATACTTGAAGCATTATTTAAGGCTTATCCGGACTTAAAAGATAAAAAATGACACAGGAAGAAAAAGAAAGAGATGCTAGTGGATATATTCTATATCTTGACAATTTAGAGCAAAAGCATAAATTAAGAGAGATAGCTACACAGGAAAAGAAACAAGTACGAGAAGTTATAGTTGCTGCATTAATGGAAAAATACCCCCAACTAAAATGACAAAAGAAGATTACACAGATGGAAAACCATTTATAAAATGGTTTTTTTCAAATAAATCAAACGTTTTTATTGTTGCTGCATGGGGATTAGCCATGTTTGTAATGACCGTACTAGATTCTGATCCTTTTCTAGGAAGCAGCGAATCAATATTTGGATTTTCTTTTATTACATTTATACAACTATTTAACCTGTTCTTTTCGTATAGAGAGTGGAGAGATTTAAAAAACGGAATAATAAAATGATTATAACAACTTATATATCGTCAATAATACTTTGGATAGCATACTCTATGCTTGAAGGAATCAGAGAATCTTTTTACTACCATTATAAAGTAAACAATGAATTAATAGATAAAAAAGAGGATTTACATACGCTATTTACCTTACAAAGATTTATTGTTATTTTATTTATATTTTATATTACAAATTTATATATTGCTTTTTCATGCGCCTGTTTGTTCCCATTCTGGCACGATGGATCTTATTACTTTTCAAGAAATGCGCTTAACCCGAATATCTATAAAAAAACTTGGAAAGATTCATCTACTACATCAACAGCCAAAATAGAGTTAAATTATAAGACAAGAATTATTCTGTTAATTTTGGGTATTACAGTAATTATATTGCAGATTTTAGATAATCTCTAACTTACAGCCTATAGCATTACAGATTTTTAATAATGTATCAATAGTATACGCTTTATTTTTTTCTATCTGCTTTATTTGACTTATTCCAAGCCCTGATATTTTAGATAGCTTATAATAACTAATACCGTTCTTTTTTTCTTTAAATACTAAAGCTATTTTACTTTTAGCCTCTACTACCGATTCATCCATAGTGCAAATATACACACTATTACATAATTGGTATTAATATTATTATTAACAATGTAATGTTAATAAATATAATAGTGAAAATATTTGCACTATGAGATAATATATATATATATTTGCAAAATAAAATATAAAACAATGGGACACAATTCACGACTATTCTTAGAAGAAAGACAAAGAGAACTAGATGAAGAGAGATATTTTGAAGGAACAGAATATTATTATTCAGTATCTAAAAAAGAAAAAAAACAATTAATTAAACCAATAAAAACAAAACAAAATGGAAATAGTAAAATCAACGGTTAAATCTGTTCAAGGAAACGGAACGTATGAAAGTAAATTTGGAATGCTATACAAATTCGAGATATTTTTCTCTGATGGGAAAGTATGCGAATATTCTTCAAAAAAATCATCAAAAGATGATCCAGCATTCTTTTTTAAAGAAGGAAAAGAAGTTGCTTTTGAATATGACGCATCAAATCCAAAATACCCAAAATGCAAGCCTTATATAGAGAAACCCGGTACAACTTTTGTTCCAAACAACAATAATACACTGCAAAATCAACCTAAAACAGATTTTACTGGAGGACAACCTACTATAAAGCAAGCAGAACAGATTAATGTTCAAAATGCTATAATACTTCAAAATTCTTTTACGCAAGCAAATAGCTTTTTAAAAATATCTGGATTCTCCTCTCAAGACAAAAAACTTCAATTACAACAATTAACAGATGTTTGTGACCAAATCTATAAATATATGATAGATAAATTACAAAATAAAACTAAATCACCATCTGAAAATCAAAGTTCTTTTACAAAAGACGCTGTCAATGATTTGCCTTTTTAAAAATATATATAAATAAAACCATGAAAGAATTTATAAAAACTACAGTTTTCCTACAATCAATAGTAATATTAATGTACATAGTGCTTGAAGGTTTTATGCTATATCTTAATCAAGATTGCTGCATAATAATACTACCTATCACTATGGTAATAGTATTTGCAGTACAGCTATTAGCTACGTTTGTTATTGTTCCATTAATGGAACAATTTTTTGGATATTAAAAATTAACCACAATGGAAAAATCAATAGAAACAATTAAATTATTCTCAACGTCGAAAGATGGCGTTGAGAATTTTATAGCTAATACCATTAATGAGGTAAAAGCTGGTAATGTAAACCCTTTAGAGTTATCTGTTTACCTTAAAGCTATCGAGCTATCATTAGAAGGGATAAGAGATGGTATACAAGAAGAAATGCTTAGAGAACACTCTAAATACAACGAAAAAAGCATTGACTTTATGGGATTTAAAATAGAGCAAGCGGAAGTAGGTGTTAGATATGATTTCTCTAAATGCGATGATGATAAACTCATAGACTTGGAGATAGATGCTAATAACTTAGATTACAAGATAAAAATGAGAAAAGAATATCTTAAATCTATACAAGGCCATGAAGTAATTATTGACGATAATGGAGCTGTAACAATCATCAAGCCACCTATAAAAACAAGTAAAACATCTCTTAAATTCACTATAAAAAAATGATTAAAGAATATTATACTCCTTCAATAGATGAGTTCGATAAAGAATTAGAATATGAAATAGTTGGATGGATAAAACCTGATAACAAAGAAATATTTCTAAGTAAAGACAACAAACGACTTATAGACGCAATAGAAAACAAAAGCATAAGGGTAAAAATGCTAGACAAAGAAGATATTGAAGAATTAGGCTTTGTTGCAGAGCATACATATACTAATGGTGATGGAATCTATAGAAAAGGTGCCTATACTTTACGATTCATGAAACATAGTGGAATAAATGTTATTATTAATAAAATGTGTGGTGCAGAAGTTCAAGAAGTATACTTTAGAGGTTATTGTAAAAATAAAGCTGAACTAAAAAATATCGTAAAACAAGTTTGTTTTTAATAAATAAAAATATAATGAAAAAAGAAGTAATTGATTTTGAGTTGAATTATAGATTTGATTGGAGTGAAGGTATTGAAATAGAGAAAATAAAAGAAGATATTAAAGAACTTGAAAAATTAGGAGCAACCCATATAGAGATAACATCTCATGCTGAATATGATTCTCATTATGTTGATTTTAAAGGAATTTGCAAAAGAATAGAAACAGATGAAGAATTTGAACAACGCAAAAAAGAATCTCGGCAACGCAATGAACGTATAAAAGAAATGGAATTAAAAAAACTAGAAGAACTTAAATTAAAATATGAAAAATAAATTAGTAGAACGTAAATTTGAAATGATAAGAGAATTGAAAATTTCAAACCTATCAATACAATTTGCTGAATGGTTGTCAGAAAATGAATGGGTGAAAAGAACTGCAACACACCCAAATAAAGTAGGTCAATATTATTCCCATAAACATTGTGAATATAAAACCATTGAGCAACTATTCGATATGTTTTCGGGTGTCGCTTAGGGTTGCCGATAACGTGCCGAGTATTGCCGCAGTAGCGAAATTAGAATTACAAAACTTCAAAACAAGTACAAATGAACAATAAAGAACAAAAAGTTGAAACAAGCACAGAAGACGCTATTGTCGGCAATACCGTGTTAGCTGCTGTGCCATATCAATGCTGCCCTGTGTGCAACGGAACTGGTAAAACGGTAGCTGATGGATTTACAAGTAGTGTTTATCAAACCTGCAAAGTTTGCAACGGGGCAATGATTATTCCGATGCACATAGTTGATTGGCAGTATGCTATCAAGGCATAGCCGCTAACGTTAAACGGCTTGGCGAAGTACCGCCTTGCAGAATGTTGAAATTTAGTACAAAGGCTTGTGGCGGTATTTTGCCAAACCACTGTTATAAGCCGTTTTTTATTCGAGTTTGGCGTAACAATTTAATTTAAAAACAATGCAGTATTTATTTATTTTCACAGCAGGAATAGTAATCCTTAATTTACTAAAAATCGCAACCTTATTTGGTAAAAACACACTTTCATTACCAAGTTACAAATGGTTGTCGCCTACTCAATGGTGGGTGTTTTATCCAAGTTTCTTTTTTCAAGTGTATTGGTGGTCTGTTTATGTAGGTTTGGTAAATGGCTTATAACAGTACGATTATTTGCGTTCGGTGGGGAATTACACACCAAAGATTATTAACAGCATTAAATTTTAAAATATGCAGACAGATTCTAAAAAGCACGAACCCCCCACTGACGCAAATAATGTGTTAGCGGCAGTTATATGGAAGATACTTGATAAGGACGGTATTGAGATACCTGATGATTGGGCTGTAACACCGAGAACTTATGAAAGAGTGAAAAGATTGTTAGATAGATTGAATGTGAATGGCGAATATCGACCTTATACGATGGTGCAGAAGTAATTGCCGCTAACGGCTGGTAATATATGTAGTTGCCAAGCACGAAAGTTAAAAATTAGTATAAACCTTAATAGGCAATTACATATATTGCTTGTTAGCAAATCGTAAAATTATGTGGGAATATCAAAAACAAATCATTAAAATTAAAGACCCTTCTGATTATGAAATAGTTTCAGATATGGATAAGTTTGGTCAAGAGGGTTGGGAAATTTTTTCAATAACTGAAAAAGTTGTTGAAGAATGGAAAACTTATGGAGAACCGCACAAGACTGTGGAATACACTATGTATATGAAAAAATTAGCGGAATAATTTTATGTTTGCTAACGTTTTGTGGCTTTGCGTTCGTTGGGGGATTCCCAGTACTAAAGCCAATTAATAGTACAAATTTAAAATATAGCACAAATGATAATAGAAAGCACAAAAGCCCCCAATGACGCAAAACCACTGTTAGGCGTAGTAGTTTCTAATTTATCCGAAAGGGTGATTGTCAAACCATTTTATACAGAATGGGACTATCCTACTGAATGGGGTGGCGGAACAGACAGTATTAGAGAAAAGGGTAAGTTGAACTATGAAGGATTAAACGACCACGAAAAAATGATACTATACATTTATGCTTGGAACTTGTCTGATTTTTGCCCTACAAAGAAAAGTGTAATGAAAAACTTTGGTTGGACTGCTTATAAAGTTGCAAAAATGTATAGAGAATTAAAGTCATACGGATTAGAATGTGTTGCTCTTTTCTCTGAAAATACTGGCTTATTATGTGGTCGAGGGTATCGCTACTATTACGCCTAACGTTCCGCAGCTAAACGAGGTGGCTGATTAATACCTCGAAACTTAATTAAAAACTACAAATTATGATAACAGATAAAACTTCATTAGAAAACGAAAGCCAGCCATCTTGTTTAGGTGCTGTTAGCAGTAGTAGCGGTGTTATCAGGACAGAACGTGGATGGGCAGGGCATTTCATTTGTGCCAATAGATGCAAGTTTAGGAGAAACACATTGCTTGCTTATAATGATATTAAAATAGTAGTATCATCTGTTGGACTTATGGAAATTGATGGAAAGTTTGATACTATTGGATATAACCGACACTTTGAAACAATGGCTTTTCATTCGGACTTAACAGATAAAAGATACTATGATGCTGATGTAAGCAAGCAAGTGTTTTTTGATAGTGAATGGGCTATTGCAGAAGTAGATGCTGATGACAAAGCAAATGAAATGCACGAAGCGGTGGTATTGGAAATCACAAATAAGTTATTGGCAGGAGAAACTTTCCCAGTAACGGAATGGTAGCTATTACTGCTAACGAAATGATTGGCGCAACTAAAGTATAATTAAAATATTTATTATGAATCAATTAACTATAACAAGATATAAGTTTAAACCATACTTTGATGGATATTTTCAAGATGGAAATTTCTACACAAAAGAAGGAAGAAAGATTAATCAGAAAAGTTATAATGGATGCTTGTGTATTCAAAATAATCGTAAGCGATATGGCATAGTTAAGTTAAGAAAATTAGCACAAAGAATTGAAATAATAGAAGACTTGTTGCCATTTTAAATAATTTTCACTATCATTGCAAACCGAATGCGAAATAAACCTAAAAACTTTTAGCCCAGAAAATTCATGTGTTTCTTATTCGCATTCGTCATGTGAATTGGAAGGGCTTACTTTATTCTTAAAATTATGGCAGTAACCACAGATTATAACTCTTTAAAACAAAAATTCAATCCTATATATTGGAACTCTGTTGACGAATTTATAGAATACTACCTAAAAGATTTTTCAGAAAAAAGAGAAGACACAAATTACTTTACTGATAAATACGGTGTAGTACAAACAATTAAGCCTGTTAATCATCATCCAGAATTAAAGGAATATGAAGTTTGGATGTCAGGATTTGCAGCTACAGGTCAATCAGCAGAAGCCCATTTAGTTGGTAAGGCTAAAGCAAGAAATTTTGCTCAAGCTTGTCATATTCTTATGTGTAGGGAAAAACTAGAATGGATTGAAAAAGAAAATGACCCAAATTATAAAGAATACGCAACCCCTGGCAGATGGGATTACAATCCAAGAGATTTTACATATTGGGGATGTTCTTTACATTGGGATGAAAAAATAGCAAGAAAACCATTTGGATAATGACAACAACAATAAATCATAAAATCCGCCTTGAATTATCGCTTACAACAGACGAATATTGTTTCGTTGATTATATCTTTCAATCTAAAAAGAAAAGCTTTACAATCAAAGATTTTTACATTAACCTTGGCTTTGAAGAAGATACTATTAGGCAATTGTTCCAGCAAACAAAAGATTTATTAGATATTGACAAGGATATAATTCACACAAACTCCGAATGGAACAAATACTTTGAAAAGAAAAAACGCTTTACCCCTCCAACAGAAAAAGAGGTAGTTGATTATTTTAAAGAAAAAGGATATAGGGAAATTGCTGGGAAAAAAGCCTTTGAATATTACAACGAAGCAGATTGGGAAGACTCTTCTGGTAAGAAAATTAAAAACTGGAAACAGAAAATGATTGGCGTTTGGTTTAAAGAGGAAAATAAAGCACATAAAGTTGTGGAGGCTGTTGCTGAATGTCCTTACACTAAACAACAATTATACGAAGCACAACATTATTACGAGTCGGACGGAATAGCTCCTGCTTGGTTTCATAAACAATATTTACATCTTATAAAATGATTCCAAAATTTGATTCTCCAAAAAATTGGACAGAAGATTATTCTCATGAAAACGGGAACTACATTTGTCATTGCATTAAATGTAAAGAATATTTTTTTGGATATAAACGTAGATGTATTTGTAAAGAATGTAGTGATAAAAAAAATGATAATATTAAACATTGGACATGATCGAAGGCTTCAAAATAGTCGATTTTAACGACATAGAAAAACCTTTAACAGACTTTCATAAGTATGGAGCCAAAGCAGGTAAATTCGTTGGATTTGATGCTTTTGATGGTAAATATTCTATGCAAGAGTCAGGCGTTACTGAATGGACCGGTTATCCTCAATCTGGTAAAACTGAGCTTCTTTTAGAATTATTATTTAATACATCTCAGTTCTACGGATGGAAACATTTATTGTACGTTCCTGATATTGGAGATTGCATTGAAGTAATGGCTATTCTTATTCATAAATATACTGGTAAAACATTTGAAAAGAGATATCCGAATTACATTGATATAAGAACTGCTTTTAATGCCGTATCGTGGATTAGCCAACACTTTTTTATTCTTGAAAAGAAAAACCCAAGGGCCTCAATTACGCCTATGGAATTTTGGGATTATGCATCAAAATTTAAAGAATCGCATGGCATTCAAACAGCCTCTATAGACTCATGGAAAGACATGAAGCATGATTATTCTAAATTTGGAGGAAGTTATGCAATGTATTTGTCTGAGATATTACCATACAGAAATATGGTGTCAGAGCAAAATAACCTACACTTTCATACTGTTGTTCACCCTAAAAACGCGAGAAGACAAAACGGTAAAATTGTTCACCCTGACGTTGATGACATGGAAGGAGGAGCGCAATGGAACAATAACGGGAAAAGCATTATTTCTGTTCACAGAGCTACATACGATTCTAAATTTGCAGACATTAAAATTCTTAAAGCAAAGCCAAGAAGTGTTGGAGCAAGAGGATTTCTTCAATTAGGTTTTAGCCCTGCAAAAAGCAGATACTATCAACTTTCGGTAGGAGATGAAGGCAAAAAGATTTGGGCGCATAAAAAAGAAGAAATTATATTACCTAACAACGGAATTATATCAACAGACGAATGAAACACATAACAGAAAAGATAAAAGCAATACAAGCCTTAGAATATGAGGTTGCCTCACATTGGAGTGCGTCTTACTTTCCTAGAATTTTTCATAAATATTTTGGGTCGTATTTTGCGTGGAAAGTTAAAAGAAAATACAAGCGATACGAGTGGTATAAAAAAGCTCATCATGGAATATAACTACCTAGTACATTCTGAGCAATACTATAAACTAGAATGGCTCCGGCAGGGTATGGATTCTAAGCTATCTGAATATAAAGTTAAAACTAAATTTAGTTTAGATTATTCAGAATTTCAAAATAAGATAGATATTGTTTCAAAAACGCAAACTTATTTAACGGAGCTTTATGAGTCAGCAAGGATAGAATCTAAACGCAATTTTGATTTAGAGCATTTGTTATTAGTTAAAATGGCAGAAATAGAAAAACTTAAAAACGAAATCAAACAATTAAACGAAGAAAAACAATTTTAAATTATGTACGAAAAAATAAAAGAATTGGAAAGTATTTTATCTGTTGAAAATATAAAAAAATCAATGCTTGAAAAAATCAATTGCAAAGATGTACAAAAAGGAGATGTTGTTGTTTTTGATTATTCATTTGGTCGTGACAATTTTTCATTAGGCTTTATTGCTGACGAATATAATTCAGGGCATTTAGAATTAAGAAGCACTAACACTTCATGGAGGTGTGATTTTAATGAAAATATTCCATTGTATAAATTTAAGTTATCATTACAAAAATTAAATATAAAGCTATAAAAATAAATTATGGAAAACAAATTAGAAATTATTGATTGGAAAAACTATAACAATAGAGAACATGTCCTTAATTATCCACTTGAATCAAGAATAACCTTTAAAGGTAATTTAACCCAAGAAATGATTGACAAAATAAAAGAACTTTTAAAAAATTTTAATTATGAGTGATTTTGAAAAATCGTGTTACATTAATTGTCCTACACATAAAAAAGAAAGATTTATATTTTTTCGTAAATGCTGGAAGTGTGAAATAAAAAAAAGATGCAAAACAATTAGCGAAGTCAAATTACTAATACCACTAAAATCTCACTTAAAACTTTAATTAATTATGGAAGAACAAGCAAAAAGTAAAACAATTTTAGATGAAGCAAAAGATGCTGTCTATGGAGACAGGCAAGTAGATTATGGGTCAGTAACAAAAAACTTTGAAACAATAGCTGAGTTGTGGACAACTATAATAGGATTTTCAGTTAGCCCAGAACAAGTTGGATTGTGCATGGTTGCATTAAAAATTGCAAGGCAAATGAATAAGCCTAAGAGAGATAATCTCGTAGATGGTGCAGGATATTTTGCCACACTTGAAAAAATGGAAAAAGAAAAACTTAAAAAAGACTAATTATGGAACATTATTTAAAAATTTTAATTGCAGCTATACAATGTGGAAATATTAGTAAAGCTGATGAAATAGAAACGTATATAAAAGACTATTGCAATAAACAGACAAGATTTCAATACTATTCGGCTATTGGAGGGATTATATTGGGAGCAATACTTACGCTAATAACTATTTATTTAATTATCAATTAAAATAAAAATGCAAGAACTACAATTACGCAACGAAGAAGTCGCTCAATTTGAAGCACTCAAAAAACAATCTCAGCAAATAACACAGAATTGTTCCCAATTAACAGTTACCGACAGCACATCTTTAGCTGTTGCTACTCAAAATCTATCTAAAGCAAAAGAGTTTATTCGCAATGTCGAAAAGCTAAGAAAAGAAGCCAAAGACCCATATCTTAAAGCAGGGCAACAAATAGATGCTTTGGCTAAGAATATGTCATCTCCAGTAGAAACTGTTGTTAAATTAGGAGAAAAAGCTATTCTTGATTTTAATCGAATAGAAGAGGAAAAGGCAAAGAAGGAACAGCAAAGGATATTGAATATTAAAGCAGATATGCACGAATATTCTTTAACAACAAGAATGAATGTTGACGAATGCACTATTGTGGAGTCTTTAGATATTGCTTATGATTATTGGATAAAAAACTTTCCGGGAGAAGAAAGGTGGTTTGAATTTATGGATGAAGCTAATCAAATGAGAATTGCGCTCCAGGATTACATTAAACAAAAACACATCCAATTAACTGCTCCTAAAGAAGCAGATGAAACAATTCAAGAAGTTATTCAAGAAACTATCACAGCGCAATTAGAAGTATTTGGAGCAGAAGAAATCAAAGAAGCAGAATTTGCCACCACATCCAACATTAAAGATAAATGGGTGTTTGAGTTAGTAGATTTTATGAAACTACCAGTTGATTGGATAGCTTTAAATGAAAAAGCTGTCAAAGATTTTATTAAGCAATCTCCCGAAAAACTTAAAGATGGATTAATTCTCGGAGGAGTAAAATTTTCAATAGAAAAACAACTTAAAATAAGATAATAATTAATATATTTACAAACAATTAAATCTAATCTAATCTAAAACAAAATGAGCAGAAGCAACCCAAATTCAGGGTCGGAAAAACCGACTAACCCAGCAGAACTTTTCTTGCAATGGGATTCCGATAATAAACAATTCAAATACTGGGACAAAGAGGCTAAAAAAAACGTATTAGTTCCTCTGCCTGTTAAATTCTTAGTTCTTGATACACTAGCTACCGTAACAGGATTTAATGAAGCCACAGAACAAGGAATATGGTCAAATGAAGTAAAAAATGTCACTAAAGATTCTTTTACTGTAATGACAAAAAAGGGAGTTGAAGGAAAAGGTTTATGGAATGATGTTAAGACAAAAGTAAGTGGAGCCAAATTCGCATCCTCTGTTTATGCAGCTTACTTAGCACCAGATAAAACAATTAAATTAGTTAATTTTAAAATGTCTGGTTCCTCTTTAAATACATGGATTGAATTTTTAAATCCTGACAAAAAAAGCGGAAATACAAAACCCAATATTTTAAAAAATGGGGTTATTGTAAAAACGTCAGAAGATAGAAAAAAGGGAAGAAATAATTACAGTTGTCCAATATTCTCGGAAGTAGAAAATATTCCTGATGATATTAACGAAAAAGCGGCTGTATTAGATGCTACATTACAAGCTTATTTGTCAGAGTATTTTGCTTACGTAAAACAATTTGATAAAGAAGAAAATGTTGCAGAATCAACACAAAATACAGAGCTAGAACTAGTAAAAAAAGAATCAGTTTCTGCTTCTGAAACAAAGGCATCAAGAGGCTCAGTTAAAATGGAAGACGCAGGAGAAGTTTTTGTAAATAACGGTTCTGATTTACCAAGTGATTTTGATTTATTCTAATGAGCAGAAGCACACAGCAACTTAAAGAATTAACAACAGGAGTTCACCTAGTCATTATAGGTGGATTTACTGCTGTTAAAAATCCTGATGGCTCTTTAAAAGAATCAAAAACAGGAAAAAAATTAATACAAGTTCGTTTTACAGACAACTTTAATAAATCTTTTGATAAGCAATATTGGGTAAAAGGTAGCCGGGAATTTGAATTTAATAAGATTATGACTTGTGTTGGGATTGACAGAACAAAGTATTCCACCTTTAAAGAAATGATAGCAGAGGCCTTAAATAAGCGTTTATGGTTATGTATTCAAGAAGTATCTTTGATAGATGGAGAAGATATTATTGAAACCTATAATCAGATTTTTGATTATGAACCTTGTATAAACCCTGAGAAGAAGCCTGTTAAAAAAGGTGATCCGGCAAATCATCCAAAAGGTATTCCGCAAGGAGATTTTATTACTTGTAAGCAAATTAACTTTCCAAAACAAATAGAGATTGAGCAAGAAAAAAAATCAAAGGAGCATCTTACTCCAACAATAGAACATCTGAAAAAACAAGAAGCAGAGATTCAAATGGATGCTATTTGGGATGCAACAAAGCTGGAAGAAAAAGCGTTTAGTGGTGATAAAAACAAAGTTTTTGAACAAGATGAAGTGGGCTTATTTCCAACAATCAATAAAAAAGAAGTAAAAGATAAGGTCATAGATGAAACACTTGAAATGTATGGATTAGCTCCTACTACAATCAATAAAAAAGAAATCATTGCCAAAGCAAAGGAAATGATAGCTAAGGTTGAATCTAAAGTAAAAGAGCCTAAAAAAGATACTGATACTATTAATTGGGAGGATTACAAATGATATACGAGAAAATTTTTAAAGCAAAAAGCAAAGATGGGTCTTACTATACATATACCAATGGGTCTAAGTCAGATACTAAGTGTAATTGTCGTGACATGAATGGACTAACAGCTTATTATTGCTATAAATGTATGATAAAAACATCTAAACTAAATGAGCAAAGTAACCCTTAAACATTATGGCGTGGTAACAAGAGGTAAGGAGGTATTTTACAACAAGCCTCTTTACCTTGAAGTTATTTCTGAATTAGAAGGCAAAGAATTTGAGCTTATAATCAAAGAAAAACACAAAAAGGTATCTACTGATGCTCATGGATATTACCGTGCTGGAATCATAGGAGAATGCCTAAAATCGGAGATGTTTCGTGGATGGGACAGAAATGAAGTACATGAGTTCTTTGCTGGGGAATTTCTTACTTATACTGTAACTGAAAAGTATTTAAAAAATGGAGCCACAATATATAGAGAAATAATTAAAAAAACAAGTACATCTGAGTTAAACAGCAAAGAAATGTTTGAATACTGTGAAAAATGTATTCAGTGGTGCGCTGAAAACGAAATAATTATTCATAGCTCGGAGCAGTATTTATTAGGACGATTTAAAACAATATCCAATGATGAAAAACATTAGAACTCCACAAGACATGACAGATGTTGAAGCTTATATAACAAAAAGAAGGCAACAGCAAATTATAGACAACGAGCCAATAGACCCAGATCATATGATATTATTTATGAAAAACAGCTCTTGTGATATCTCTTTAGATACAGTAAATATGGACGTTATTAGAGCATACAAAAAATTAATCGAAGGTAATCCTAATAGATATTTTAATGGCTAAAGACAACAAGTTTAACTTAGATGGGTTTCAACAAAACCCTGATGGGTCGTATAGCAAAAAGAAAACTATTTTGCATCCTATAGAAAAAATAAAAACCGTTCCATTAAACTTATCTTCTAATAAATCTACATTAGAAATAATAGATGATATAGTTGAACAAGTAAAGGGAAGTAATTGGATTGTGTTCAAATGGGCGGATATCCACATTAGCTTAAACGATTGGTATAGCTCAGAGCATTGGACAAAAAGGAATAAAACAAAAGATTTTTGGCATAAATTCTTTAAAGATTCTCTCCCAACAACAAAACCATTCTTTAAAAAGTACTCTATAACGCTTGAGTTTAACTCTCGTTTAGATGTTAGTAATACTATAACTATGATTAAATTATGTGAGGATACATTAAAAAAAGAAGGGGTAATAATAGATGATAGTAAACAGTATTGCAGAGGTGTGTATTTAATTCCAGTAGATGAAATGAAAAAATTTAGCTATAAAATAACAGTTAAAAATGAAATATGAGAATACACGTTATCCCATTAAATGATTTAATTGAACATACAGAGTCTATTTTGTGTGCTTGTGAGCCAAAAATTATATTTGATAAAAGCGGAACAAGAATAATCCATGATAGCTTTGACGGGAGAGAAATAATAGAAGAAGTACATAAAATCCTAGGATATGACAAATAAATATAGAGAAACATTAATCGTAATAGATTGTATAATCTTTGATAAGCAAGAAACTAAATTCTTTTTTGATACTACCTACGAGCAGGCGGTAACTCATATATGGGATAAAATTTGCCCAACAGCAATTATTATGTTCGCTTGGCAATACACTATACATGATGCTGTTGCTATAAATATTAAGAAAAAGAAACTTTCAGACCAAGAATTAAGCGATAAGTATAAAAAATATTAAACATGAATTGGGAAGAAATAGATAAAGAATTTGATTTAATATCAAAATATGTAAACGAACATATTAATATGCCTATTCCATTAACATTTAATGACTCAATAAGAATATATAAAGAAACTGGAAATTTTATTTTTAATAGTTCAAATTACTATATCCCTAGTTTTAAAGAGTGGAAATTTTACAATAAGCATTTTTATTCAAAATTTACAAAATAATGCCAATAGAAATATGGATAGCTGATTGGGTATTTAATTACAAACAAACAGCCAAGGAAAAATTCGCTAAAATCCCAATAGAAAAATATATCGTTAAAGATATTGTTTGTAAAAGAGTTCCTTTGCGATTTTTAATTAATGAAGGACTTGATATCCGAGTAAAGAAAAATATACTGCCAAAGGTTTTAACACAGCTAGAAGAAGATTTTAAAGTAATTTACACTAAAAAAATAGGAGAAACGAATGAATAAATACAAAATAACCCCCGAAATACGAAAATACATTGATTCGTTTTCAATAACACTACCAATCATCCCATATTTAATTCCTGATCCAAAAGGTATTCTTTATATCCAAAGAATAAATGGTAAGCCTAGAATTATGAATCATGTTGTTAATTTAACTGGAGCTTATCAAAAGATAGGGAATAATGCTTTTAAACAATACAAAGAACATATAACATTTATACAAGGATTATTAAATACAGAAGAAAATGGATAGTAAACCTTTTTGTTGGTGGAATGCAGAACAACTAGAGTGTTACAACGAATTCAAGAAACAAAAACAAATAAAACTTCAAGATTTTTTTAAACAGAAGAAAATGGATAACACAGAAGAAAAAATAAAAATGACTCGATGGGAGCCAAATGAAAAAGATTTCTACTCTCCATCAGAAGATGAATTCCACATCGGATTTGAATATTATATACAAATAGATAGGTGGGATATGTATGGAAATAGATGTTGGAGTAAAGTAACTATGGATAAGTTACACAGACCAACATCAGGAGCAAAAGTTAAATTCCTAGATAAAGAAGACATTGAAAGCTTAGGCTGGACATTTAAAGGAGAGAATAAATACGAGCATAATAACGGAGGGTTTGGGATAGAGTTAGAAGTTTTAGAACTAGGCGAAATTGCTTTAGATAATTGGATATATAAAATTAAAAACAAAAGCGAACTTAAACAATTAATGAAATTCAAAGCAATCAATGTGTAGCTCAGACGAATATCAACAATACAAGGATTATTAAATACAGAAGAAAATGGAAAATAAATATTATACTCCAGATATTAAGGAGTTCCATATAGGATTTAATTTTGAATTTAAAACTGGAATTGAAGGATGGAAAGAATTTAAAATTGATAATAATAAAATTAAAGCTGTTTTTGAAAATATTATTGACCACCCATCCCAATTTAGAGTTAAATTCCTAGATAAAGAAGATATTGAATCTTTAGGATGGAATGGTGAACCATATAAAGATAACGAAATTACAGGACTAAAAGCTAGGTACGAAATTTGTGAAGGAGTAGTAGAGTTTCCTCAAATAGTTTTAGAACCAAAAGGCGAGAATGGATTTTTAATCTTTATACTTGAAGGAGAACATGCTATGAGAGAAATATTATTTCGTGGTATAATCAACAATAAATCAGAACTTATAAAAATAATGAAACAAATAGGAATATATGACACAAGTAGCAAATAGTTCAACAGTAGTAGCATATGACTACGATAAACAAAGAGAAGCACTAAAAGTAGAATACATAAAAACAGGGCTTTATGAATATTATAACGTTTCAGAGGATGAGTATAAGATCATGTGTTTAAATACATCTCCTGGAAAAGCAATCAAAGAATTAATCAAAGGTAAAGAATTTAAGAAAATATGAGAAAAGTATATTTTAGATTTTACCAGTTCGAGAAAGGTAACTTTTCCATAAAAGCTTTTGGCGTTTCCTTTTTTGCTTTTTACAAAACCTCAGGATTCTTTTGGTTTAGAATATTTAATAAAGGACTTTGTTTTAAAAACACACAAATATATAATTTATCATTTGGTGAAAGAAATAACCTTGAAGGATTTCAATTAGGCAAATGGATAATAACTACATTAAGTTAACACGTACAGTCATTACACAACGTAATTAATTTAAGGAAACTGTATAAGAATCTCTTTCTGTGAGCACACAGACTTCTAATGGAATGAAAAGATGGTGCTTTTCTAGAGATTATTTTTGAAATGCAAGTTTAACACCAATATAACAAGCTTCTAATCCAGCAGCACAAATAGCTATGTTTCTAGTAAATTTTAAGAACTTAATCTTTTTTTCTTGTTTCTTTTCTACATTATCACAAACCTCAAGCATTGCTGCTTCTAAATTAACCTGATTTAATAAATTATCTAATTGAATGTCTTGCTTCCCAATAATATCAATAGCTTTATTAACTGTTTCTTCATATTTATTTATACGTACTTGTAAACTGTCAGTTAATTCAATACATGCTTCCAAATCATTAAACATTAGATTTGAAAGAGTAATATCTTTATTTGAAATATAGTAACAAGAATCCTGAGAAAAACAATTACAAGACAAAATAATAGATATTATTAATATAATATTTTTCATGTTTCAAATATAATAAAATATTTATATATTTGTAGAGCTATATCAATAATAATATACTAAAAGTCCACCAATTAACATTGTTCTTTAGATAATATCCTTTATCTGTTGATATAGCCTTTGTTAAAAGGTGGCATTTTTATTATGAAAATTTGTGGAATATACAAAATAACATCTCCAACAAAAAACATTTATATTGGACAAAGCATTAATATAAATTCTCGGTTTAAAGATTACTGCACACTTAACTGTAAGGCTCAATCAAGGCTATACAATTCATTAAAAAAATATGGAGCAAAAAATCATAAATTTGAAATTTTGTGTGAGTGCAAAAGAGATGAGTTAAACGATTTAGAGATTTACTATATTGAGCTATATCAATGTTTTAATTCTGAGTTTGGAATGAATCTACAGTATGGAGGGAATAATCATACTTTTTCGGATGAAACGAAAAATAAAATAAGTTTAGCTTTAAGAGGAAGGATTCCGTCTCCAGCAACAATAGAAAAACGGAGACTTGCTAATATTGGCAAAAAAAGAGGTCCAAGAACACAGGAAGTAAAAGACAAAATAAGTAAATCTAATAAAGGGAAACAAACAAAACCGAAAGGCATTCCATGTTCAGAAGAAACTAAGCAAAAACTTCGAATATCATCTACTGGTTACAAACACTCAAGTGAGGCAAAAGAAAAAATTAGATTAAGTAAAATAGGCAAAAGTGTACCTATGAGCGAACACACAAAAATTAAATTAAGCAAAATAAAAAAAGGCAAAAAATGGACTTTAGCTAGAATAGAAGCACAAAACAAAAGATTTGAAACCAGATTTATTAATCCAAGAAAACAAATCCACATTTTACAAATATTGGATGGCAAAACAATTAAAGAATATGTAAGCATAAGTCAAGCTTGTAGAGAAAACAACATTTGCTATGGAACAATAAAAGACTCAATAAACAATAAACTAAAAAAACACTCTTGGGCGAAACACCCTTGGAAGTGGGAACTAAAAAAATAGCTTAATTTACAAACCTAGACAAGTTGTACCTGCCTCTGTTTTTTTTATATTTAATTATATTATATTCAAACAACGCAGTAGATTGACTGTTGTTCATTTTTAATATACTATCAGATTTCGTTTCATATTTTTTAATTATTATTTGTGGATATTTCTTTTGATATTCTATTACCGCTAAACTTTTTATTAATTCACTTTTAAGTGAATCTAAAACTATCTCTCTTTCTTTATATTCTTTTTTAGCTTGTTTTAACTCTATTTCTTTAGTTATGCGAGCTTCAATTGCTTCTTTGACACGTTTGTCTTTGATATCATTAAATATCATAAAACCAGCTATAATTGCCATTATAATCAAAAATACAATAACAGCAATCTTTATTTGAGTTCTATTTATCATTTGGCTCGTCTACTTTTCCTATTTTTTGTGATGCCTTTCCCATTGCAAAAACCAATAAAGACTGACCCATATATCCTATAGCAATGAATCCAAGTCCTTTCCAATTAGCAAAATACTCTATCTGACTCAATTCATTTAATATAACGATTGCTACTCCAACCATTAATATCGCTATCATAATCGTATACTTCTCTAACTTCCAATACTTAGGCAAATTAGCATTACCATTAGTAGCTTTGTTTATTTTTGCTAATTGAATTAAATTGTGAAATAAAATTCCTACAATTCCAAGTAGTCCTAAAATCAATGGTGTGTATGTCATGGCTTTTCTTTTAAAGTAACTGAAAATGTATAAATTTTTCCCTCAAACTCAAATTCATGTACTATAGTTTCTGTTTCTATTCCATTTTTTAAAATAGCCAATGAAATGTTTACTAATCGAGCTATATCTAGTTCTTTCATCTTCCTTGTCCTATATAATTTTTAACACTTTCATGCTTATTTCTGTGCTTCTTTTGAAGACCCTTCTTCTTAGCTTTTTTTAATCTTACTGAAACTACCTTAGTCTGTTTTGCCATTAGTCGATTATTAACATATCATAGTAATCCATTATATTATTCGGATAAAACCCTTACAACTTGAAATTTTCCTTTTTCTTCTACAAACTTCATATCCTTCACGACTTCCTTCATCATTACTGTTTCCCTCGATTGTTTCAATTTCATTACCAATAATATTTTCAACAAAACCTGTATGACCTAAACCTTTTCCAAAATCCATAATAAAAATATCCCCAACTTTAGGTTCTGAGTGCTTGTATTGTGGCAACACCTTATTCCATTGCATTAAAACACCACCTGTTTTATAGAGAATATTTGTTGGGTATGCTTGTTTACAACACCAATAAACAAAAGCTCCACACCATGAAGCTGGGAATGTTATACCAACAGATTTAAGATATTTCTGAACATGTTCTCCCCAATTACTATTCTTTGGTATTTCTTGATTCCCTATTTGGGTTATAGCAATTTGTAAGTGATTCATATTAGCTAATTATTTATCTTTATTTATAATATGTCTAAACTTATTATCAAATAACACTTTAAGATATTTAATAAAATTTCTACCAGTACATTTTTGAAAGTTTTCACTTATACTTAAAAATTCTGTAATAGCTAAAAATCCTAATGTTATTTTTAAAAATGGAATTTCGGTAAATAAATAAATTTCTACTAAATGAGAACTTATAACTAACAGTTGATACACTAAAGATTTTGTTATTACTCTACCAAACTTTTTAGAAGTTATATCTTCTCCAATTTTTCTTGCTCCCAAAACACCCATTATAGTATCAATTAAAATAAGGATTCCAACAGCTATCATTGATGGTAATATAGGAGCAAAAAACACAATGCAAATTAATGAAAATTTATAAAAAATATTGTTCGCTTCAAACATATTATTCTATTTTAAATGTTTTATTGTGTAAATATCTTTTATAAGATTCTATACAATGATTTTTATCCATTAATATAGACAATATTTTTGAAAATCTAATACCTAATTTATTTAATTTATTATGATATTCTAATTCACCAGTTGCAGTAGATATTGTTATATCACCTCTTCCATACAATGTACTTTCTTCTACAGTTATACAATCCTCTATTGCTTCTCCACATGACACATTACCAAATAAATCTATTCCAATAGCAATCTGCATACAAAAAAACTTAAATACATTCCATAATTGATATAATATACATAAAATATAAACAAATAATCTAATTAATCCTTTCCAAAATTTAATTTGAAATGTTTCATAAATACATTTTAATGCTAAATGAATTAACCCAAAGGCAGTTAATAATATAGTTAAAACTATACTTACAATTAATAATACTATAGGGCTAAATTCTTTTTTCATTAAGCTGTTATCCATTGCGTTCCGTTATAAAAAACTTTTCCAACAATAGCTCCTCCACCTACTGCAAGAGCTAAAAATGTCGGGGTTAACAAATCAGTACAATAAGCTGTATCACCTTGTGTTCCTGCTGGCAAAGTTGCTACTGTATATCCTTTTAATCTTAATAAAGCTCCATTAATAACATTGTCTGAAAAAGTAAATCCAGCTCCAGCACCAACAGCATCAAATGTTACTCCACCAGTTGAACCTACTGTTGTAGAATAATAATTAGATGCATCATATTTAGTTCTTTGTTGTTCAGTAGTTCCTAGTATTTCTAAAATAGCTGTTGGACTTGCTTCATTGATTCCTACCTTAACTTTTGTGGAACTATCACAATCCAAAATAATTTTATCAGCAAATATTCTAGCTTGTCCAAATGGACTAAGCTGATGAGATAATCCTAATCTGGCATTTTGATAAGCCATAATGAATCTATCATCTGTATTTGGAGAAAATACAAAACCTGGAATTGCGCTATAAAGATTAATGAACCCATTACCATTGAATCTATAATACTCTGTTAATGTACCAGCACTACTTACCATTGATAAGCTATACTTCGATGTCCTAGTAGCATCCGTAGCTGTTGACCATGCCCAAGATTCTTTTCCTGCATCTCTGCCAGCTGTTGTAGTAGATTGCAATTTAATCTCTCTACTTAACCCAAAATTAGCTGCAATAGATCCACTACTATTATGAGTTATTGTTTCAATTGTTGTAGCTGCATTAGTTACAGCATCTGTTAATGTTAATGCTGTGGAAGTTAAGAAAGAAGGACTAGTTTGCATTACCACAACCGTTCCTGTCCCAGTTATAGTATATTCCCCTAAAGTTCCTGCATTATCATATAATATTCTTGTTGTTGTTCCACTTGCAATAGCTGTAGTTCCTACTGTTAAACTTCTTCCAGTCCAACTAGTTAACGTTGCAGGAGTAACAAATTTATTTGTATTCGTTCCTGTATTTACTTCTGATTGAGTTGCTTGATATGGCACATCCATAAATTCCCAGCTAACTCCATTAGAATAATACAATCCAGCACTATAATATGTTCCACCTAATGATCCAGGAAGCCAAGATGTTCCTTGTGATGCAGAACACCAATAAAATTGTCCAGTTACAGTTCCAACAGCAGGTAATGCAGAATAATTAGCAACAACAGTTATAGGATCTTGATAAGTTCCAGTAAAATTTACAATAGGATTTGCTGGGTCAGTATTATCAACAGTAATATCAGTTCCAGAATTAACTGACTGAACACCACCTCCTCCGCCTCCACTTCCCGTATTTTGATTAAACCCTGTTCCTGCACTCATTTTTATGCTATTTCTATTGTAACATTAAATATAATTTCTAAATCTCCATTAGAATAACTTCCTGATTTTTTTAAAATAGATAGAGCACTTACATCTGAAAAATACATATAAGATGGAACATCTATAGAGCCACCTGATGTACAATTAGCTGGAAGTTTTGATATTCCATCTTGGTTAGAAGATTGAATTATTTCATTAGGTAAAACAATTAAAACGCCAGCCAATGTATCTCCGGCTGTTCCTGATAAGCTACATTGAATATGACAAATTTTGTTATCTATTATATAGATAATTGATCCAGAAATATCTGTAAATGTTCCACTTAAAGCAGATACATTTGTTGAGTTTAATTCATAAAGTGTCCAGTTTTCCATAATTATTTTTTATAAGATTAATTTATATTTTTTAAATTTTATATTAAACGCCTCTAACATTTCTCCATCTACCACCAACATACATTAATAGTATTGTATTCCCTGCTGGTAATGATATATCAGCAGAGGTTGTAAAATTAAATCTATTAGATGCTGTACTTGTTGTGTTATGTTTTAGTGTTATAGTATCTACAGTATCTAAATTATGTAAATATATAGCCGTTCCTTCAATATTTAATGGTCCAGTAATCATACCTGTTAAATCCTGAGCTCCTGTAGCTGTTAATTCAACTAAATTTCCAATTCTTCCTATATTTAAGTTAGATGTAGATCCTGATAGATTTAGTGCCGTTACATTATATCCATATACTTCTAAGCCATAGTTATTAAATAATCCACCATTAGATAAAGCTACAATATCATTTTCACTAACTTGAAATTGATTATTACCAGAAAAATCAGCAACTGATAAAATAGTTTGTCCAGTAGCTGCTGACTTTTCTTTAACTTCTAATCCGGCAGTTACATTTGTACTATTTATTCCTACAGAATTAGTATCCTCTGTTATAATACTATCTACAACAGAAGAAGATGTGTTAAATTTAGGAATCGTTCCTGGAGTTCCTCCTCCAGTAACACCACCTCCTGATCCTCCTCCATTTTGGTCAAAACCTGTACCTGCTCCCATGTTAATCTTTTTTAGTATTTGTTTCTATAAATTCTTTTAATATCTTATATGCTTCAATTAACATTAAGTGTTCTTGTTGTGATAACTTTAATGTTGGATTAGCAAATACTTCACCTGTAATTTGTAAAGCATTCTGAATTGTCATTTTAGACTCCATTTGATTTATATTAAATTATTTATATATTAAATTGTAACTTGTATAAAACCCTACCCTGTTTATTGCATAACCAATAGCCAATTCTTTAGCATACCACCACCACTTTTTCTTTTCGCCTATCGTTATTACTATACTGCCACCTATTGTTGTTAATCTATTTACCGCCTTTAATCCATGCCATGCATCTGTAGTCCAAACTAAAAATGTAGAACTACCTAAAAACTTTTCACCTTGCACCTTATCCCCGTTTTTCCATTTGTTTTTCCAGCTTAATTGTGGATTCCAAAATTGAGGATTTGCATTATGGTGAACTTTTTGAAAGCTATCATAGTGAAACGATATAACATCCATTGTCCCCTCTGCAAATCCAGAAACAAAAGCAGATGAATATCTTATTGTTTTGAGCTTAATATTTAAAGAACGTATCGAATCTTTTTGAGCAAAACAAACTCCAATTGTCAAGTAAAATACAACAAAAACTTTTATCATTTTATTAATGTTTGTTTGTCTGCTATTTTTTTTATACCTACCATTGTTGCTGCCCATCCAGTTAACACTAATACTGATTGACAAAACTTATTTTCTTTTCGTTCTATTCGTTCAACTTCTCTAGCTATCTTCATTTCTTCTTCACTTGTGTAAAGTATTGGTGTAATTTTATTTGAACAGCTCGAACAAATAATTAGTAGTATTAATAGTTTTTTCATTTTGTATAAATTGGGAATTTAGATAAATCTGGATATGGTAATTCTAAGTCAGCATTATGTTTTGGTTTACCATCTATATCATAAAATTGTCCCATCAATAATACTCCTCTAGCTGCTAACTCAGGCATCATATAAAAATTCCAACCTAACATATCTAAATTATCTTCATGATACGAACATTCTCTTCTTCCTGAGTATCTTGCTCTTCTAAACCAAAGATATGCTTCTTCACTATCAGTTAAAATAGCTCCACCTTTACTTAATTTAAAGTGTTTATACGGTCCTGTAAAACTAATACACATATGGGTATCTGGTTTATACATTTCAGATGTAAATGATAAAGCTGAGTCCCAAACATTTGATCCTTCTAAATTATAAGCACCTTTAATTGTTTTACCTTCAACCTGTTTAAACTTTACTTTTAATCCAGCATGAATA